TTACAAGCCAACGTGAATTATCAACCACATTTGGTCTACCAAAATTCCGTCGTAGTGCTGCGGATACACCTTTGCACGCCGATGAAATGAATGAATATGGCTTAATGGCTGCTTACAGTGCATTAGGCATCGGTAATCGTGCATGGGTAATTCGTGCCAATATCGACCTTGACGCACTTGAAGGCACTGTTATTCGTCCACGCGGATCAGTAGCTAATAATGTTAACTGGTTTGATCTAAGTACCAGCAAGTTTGGTTTGTTTGAATTTGATCCTAGCGTACTTCCGCCAGCAAGTCAGTTTATTGAAAAGTCCCCTATCGTCCTTGATGTTAATGATCCAGCTCAGTCTAATCAAATTGACACCAGTGTAGTTGGAGCAACCAAGCCGCAACAAAGTGTTGGCTTAAAAGGCGATTACGCTGCCATACTCGGCGACAAAACTATAGACTTTTGGTACAAAGACAGCCAGAATGCATGGCAGCGTCTCGGTTCCGAAGCTTGGGCCAATGATGTTCCTGTAGTAACTAGTACAAAGAATTATGTTAGTTCTAGTTTAAGCAGTGTTGTTTTAGGATCTAACCTAACAGTTAACGGAACTACTGTAACTATTAGTGGCACTGCACCTACTGATATGAATGATCTTGCTACTAGAATTAACAACGCCCTAACAAGTGCCAGCAATCCTGGCGTAGTGGCCAGCGTTGATTCATTTGGTTTCTTGCAATTTAAAGCAAATGCTATGGCTAAAAGCGGTGGCCCTAGCGCATCGTCAGATGGTAAAATCACTTTAAGTGATGGCATGTTTAGACCGTTAGAAAAAATAGGTATTATGCCTGCGTCGCCGGCTGTGGTTGCTGGTACAGCCTATGGTACTCAAACAGTTATTCCTGGTACTAGCGTAACATATACTTGGACTGCTAACGTAAACTGGTCTGGTAATTCGGGTACAGTGACGGTAACTGATGCTTGGGTTGCTAATTCGCAGACATTTAGCAGAGCCAGATCTCAGTTCTCAACATTTACATCTCCCCCAGACTTTTCTCGCAAGGTCGCAACTCGCGATGGCAATGCCAAAGGATCAATTTGGGTTAAGACTTCAGCAGAAGGTAACGGCGTAAACTTTGTTTACAAACGTTATAATGCATTTACTGATACTTGGAGATCACTTGCTACTAAGACACTCTGGGACGGTTATGAAGCTCTAGAGGCACTTGATGCAGCCGGTGGCGGCGTCAATATTGAGGCTGGTACTACATTTGTTCGTTATGCTCCATCAAACGTAACAACTTCATACACCGCAGGAAATACATTTAGTAATAGCCAAGGTGGTGCAAATAATCATGTAGGATTTAAGATCTTTACACAGCGCACCAAGGGTATAACTAGTGTAACAGGTAGCCAAGCAACTCCTGTCTTTAGTTCAGGTGAAAGTATTATCATCACAGTTAGTCGTCCGGGACAAACTCCATATACGTCGGGAGCAATTGTTATCAGTGGCACTACAGCCTCAGCTTTTGTACAAGCAGTGCTAGGAGCTAACGTTCCTAACCTTAGTGCAGAAGTTGCCAACTCAGGTGCTGTTACACTCAAGCACCTTAAAGGTGGTATTATTGTGCTAACACCAGGCACAGGCCCTGGCGGAGTTGGTGCAAGTACAGCTATTAGTTCAGCTGGTTTTAGTGCTAGTGTTGATGGAATAGTTGAAGATCTAGTTCCAGCAGCTACAGGTTCTGTGGTACTAAGCAATTTTTATGTTGCACCATATACCTATTCTGCTACAACACCAACTGCTGATCCAGCAAGTGGAACACTTTGGTACTACAACAATCCTACCGCAGTCGATATTATGATCAACGTAGGTGGCGCCAATGGCTGGAAAGGTTACAAAACTATTGCTAGCGATGCCCGCGGCTATAACTTAACTTTAACAGACGCCAATGGCGTAATTATCAGTCCAACTGAGCCCGAACATCAAAGCAAAGGCCCATCATATCCATTGCGTAGTGGTGATCTATGGCTTGATACCAGTGACTTAGAAAATTATCCTCGTATCTTACGCTACGACGAAGTCATCCAAAGTTGGGTATTAATCAACAATGCCGATCGTATTACACAAAACGGTATTGTTTTTGCCGATGCACGCTGGGGCAATGGAAGCACAGTGAGTCCTACAACTGGTGTTATGCCTAGCACTATAGCTATGTTATCATCGGACCATGTAGATCCAGATTGTCCTGACAGCAGATTATATCCACGTGGTACATTGTTGTTTAACACACGTCGCAGTGGATATACAGTAAAGAGATTTGTTAAAGATTACTTTAACATTTTAGCTTTCCCAGGCAATACAATGACTCAAAAGTCAACCTGGATCAGCACTGTGGCCTTTGACAATAACAATCGTCCATACATGGGTCGTCGTGCTCAGCGCAATGAAGTAATCGAAGCGTTGAAGAGCAGCATTGACAGCACACCGGATCTGCGTGAAGAAAGTTATAACTATAACTTGTTAGTATGCCCAGGATATCCTGAAGTAATTGCTAACCTAACAGCTCTGAATAACGATCGTGGACAGACTGGCTTTATCATTGGTGACACTCCAATGACTATGAGAAACACTCCAACAGCGTTTATCAGTCACAGTGACAGTGAAGCATTGACCAGCAGCCCATACATTGGTCTATACTACCCAAGTGGATTAACCAATGACTTAGATGGTAATGAAATTGCAGTACCACCAAGTCACATGATGTTGCGTACATTCTTGTACAGTGATCAAGTTAGCTATCCATGGTTTGCACCAGCTGGTGTACGTCGTGGTGCCATTGACAATGTCAATGCAATTGGTTTTGTTGATGCTAGGAGTAACATATTTGTTAAGACTGGTCTAAACAACGGTCTACGTGATGTGTTATATCAAAACAGATTGAACCCAATTGCTAGCTTGCCTGGTACAGGTATTGTTGCTTATGGTCAAAAGACACGTTTCACAACTGGTAGTGCGTTAGATCGTATCAACGTTGCACGTCTAACTAACTATTTGCGTAGTGTGTTTACTGGCGCAATCCAGCAGTTCTTGTTTGAACCAAATGACAAGATCACCAGAGACCAAGTAAAGCAGGCTATTGAATCGCTATTAAACGATTTGATTGCCAAGCGTGGTATCTATGACTATGTGGTTGTTTGTGATGAAACAAATAACACCAGTGATCGTATTGCCAGAAACGAATTGTATGTAGACATTGCCATTGAGCCAATGCGTGCCATTGAATTTATTTACATTCCGATTCGCATACGCAATCCTGGTGCTATCACTGGCACATCACTTACAACAGGTACTGCCTAATTAGGTAACCAGCTGAGTAAAACAGGCACTTAGGTGCCTGTTTTTAATTAAAGCACAAGATAACGGATAAAATTTTCGGACCGAAAATGATAAATAATTTTATAAGATTAGGAGATTGAAATGGCGATTGCCTCTCTAAGCAGATTTACAGTACCACTAAAAACAAATCAGAGTTCACCAACTCAGGGTATGTTAATGCCCAAGCTACAATATCGTTTTCGTGTTAGCTTTGAAGGAATTGGTGTTAGTGCAGACGTAGTTGAATTAACTAAACAAGTAGCTTCATTTAACCGTCCTACATTAAGTTTTGCAGATACCGACATTCACGTCTATAACAGTATAGTTCGTATTGCCGGTAAGCATACATGGGGCGATGTAACTTGCTCAATCCGCGATGACGCAGGTGGTAACGTTACTCGCTTAGTTGGCGAACAGCTACAGAAGCAATTCGACTTTATGGAACAAGCCAGTGCTAGCTCAGGTAGCGATTATAAATTTGTAACACGCTGCGAAATGCTAGACGGTGGCAACGGTGCTCACGAGCCTAACGTACTAGAAACTTGGATGTTGTATGGTTGCTACATTAAAGAAGCCAATTACCAAGAATTGAATTATGCTAACAACGACCCAGTTACAATTCAGTTAACCTTGCGTTTTGACAATGCAATACAGACTAATGAATCAGGACTACCACTTGGCGTTGGTATGGACGTAGGCAGAACACTAGGTGAAAACGTAACACTCTAATCTCTAATTTAGCCAACGAAAGGGACCTTTGGGTCCCTTTTTCTATGATAAATATTGTATGCCTAGTATTTTTGACCCTACAATTCGTGCTATCTCTGGTACACTAAAACAGTTGGCCATCGACGACATAATGCGTGATTATGCTCATGCCACACGTATTTTTGTTGACAGTAATTATAGACTAATTCCTAAACAAGGATTTCTGTTCCATGTGTATTTTGATATTGATCCAGAATTAGGGTCATTGAGTTCCATTAATAGAAATAGCCTTACCGAAGTTGGATTAATGGTTAAGAGCGCAGATTTACCTAAGTATTCAATTGATACTAAAACCTACAATTCATATAACAGGCCTAACATAGTTCAAAGTAAAATAAAATTTGATAACTTGTCAATTAGTTTCCACGACGACAGTGCCAATATAATTAGAAACTTTTGGTATGACTATTATAGGTATTACTACAGAGACAGTGACCACAGTGGAAATACCTACGGTATAGAATACAAGTATCAACCACAAACTACAGGTAATTTTGGTTTTACTAGACGAACTGATACCTATAAGCCCTATCTACGTAGTGTACGATTGTATAGCTTACATCAAAAACGGTTTAGCGAATATATTCTATTGAATCCTATTATAAAATCATTTAAACATGGGCAGCATCAGAATTCAGGAGATGCCGGCACAATGGGTCACGATATGGTCATTGAGTATGAAAATGTGTTGTACGCTGACGGTACAACTACATTTGGTAATCCCCCTGGATTCGCCGACTTGCATTATGACACTAGATCAAGTCCATTGGTAACTGTTGGCGGAACCCACAGAGTATTTGGCCCCGGCGGCATAGTCGACATGAGTCAGAGTATATTAACTGACATAAACGAACAAGATTATCTTAGTGCAATTTTTAAAACTGCTAGAGCAGCCAACACTGCACGTAGTAT